CCGGTGGGGACAGCGGACCCGGATCCACGGTGAACGAGAAGCATCCGGAGTAGTTGCCCCAAGTGCCACAGCTGTTCTTGGTCTTGACTCGCCAGTAATAGGTTCCGCCTGGCTGGAGACCGGAGTATTGGTACTGCGTGCCGCCCACGTCATACTCTGCGCCTGACCCGCAGCTGGTGCCGATCTGGACGCGGTATTGGGCAGCGCCGCTGACCGGCGACCAGCTTAGCGTGCCGGATGTCGCTTGACAGGTCGCCCCGTTCGTCGGCGATTGCAGCCCCGGTGGGGACAGCGGACCCGGATCAGTTGTAAAAAGGAAGCACTGTGACCAGGGACCCCACCCACAGGAATTGCCTGCGCAAACACGCCAATGATATTGTCTGCCAGAGAGGAGCCCTGAATACTGATAGTAGGTGGTAGTTACCTCCCAGTCAGGGCCGGACTGACAAGAAGTCCCAATTTGGACCTTGTATCGCGTTGCTCCGCTAACCGGTTGCCAGCTGAGGGTGCCGCTCGAAGCTACGCAGTTGACACCGTTGGCAGGCGACGTCAGCGTAGGGGCATTGCTGGGCAGTGCGCAATAGTTTATCTCAAGTTCGGGTTCCAGCTCAATGCTAGAGCGTGCTACAAGTCTCACCTTGTTGTTTGGCGAGGTGCCGTTGCTGCGCACACCGAGACCAAAAAACGACTGATTGATTCTACGATAGCTCTCCAGCGCGACATGGCCCGCGGTTGAGAGTGTAAAGTTATGCCAACAGGTTCCAGGGGCGAGATAGCACCCCGGGGAATAGCTACCCGAAAACGATCCGAAGGTGGTGCCGTTACAGGCCTGTGCTACCTTTGCGCTGCACGAGCTGCCGGCTGCAACGGTTCCCATGTCTCGTACTGTCACGTTCCATGGTGAGGATGACTCCGACCAGGGATAGACGGACAGCACAAGGTTATCGACATCAATGTACATGGGTATATTGGATATATCAAAGTAAAGCCAACCTGCCCAGGTACCGCATCCGGCCCCGCCCTCAACCTTGACATAATCCTGGCTAGTTCCGTAACATTCACTGGTAGTTGGATTTGCATAACCCCACGAAAATGGCTCAAGTTCGATAGTAGGATCCAGTGTGACCGGATATACGCGTTGTGGCGCCAACAGCCATTCCAGCGGAACGTGGCTTTCCAGATACCAGCTGCTACCTTCCTGGTAAAGTCGCGTTGGGCACGCTAAAGAAACAGGTTCCAATGTGGCCTCAGGCGAGGAAGTAGTAGGAGCGTCGAGCAGCGCGCAGGAAGAATCAAAGACGACGGGCACGGGAATGACGGCAACCAGCTTGCTCGAGGAATCAACAATTTCGTACGCCCACGCGGAGCCCGAGGGTGCAGGGCGAATAGCGCCGCCTTTCGGAAACCGCAGTCGCTCAACGAAGCTGAGGGTTCCGCGAGGGACCGCGTGAGCCGTAGCCGGAGGCGAGTGGAGGATAACTTCCGATTTCAACCCTCGCCGCAACACAGTAAGCCGTTCAAGTGAGCGCAGACCAGCGAAGGGATTGGCGTATTCAACGCGACTGCCTTGTACAGAGCCACTTGATTCTGCTCGGGAGTATGTAGCAACAAGTCCCCCCTCGGCATCGTGAATCTGGATTTCGGAATCGCCGCACAGCTCGATCTCGACGCCGTTACCAGCCAGTAGGAGGGTGCCGCGTCGAGAATCACGTCCGAAATACATGCGCAGGGGATGTCGAGTCACGGCCCACGTGTAAGGCATCGCGCTAGCCGGAAGTACGGATAAGGCGGTGTCGATCTCCTGCAAGCCTCCGCCAGCATCTTGGTAATGCACGGGCTGAAGCTTGACGACTGCCGTGACCGTTCCATCTTCATTGCGGAATTGCTTGGTGTGTGGACCGCGCAGCGCTTTGATTTCGCGCGCCGGGTCGCGGTTCGCGAAGGGGCCCATTGGCCCCCACAGGGTGGGAGAAGGTTCCGGTGGTTCCACTCGGCCTTGGGCAGCGTCCTCAAGAACAACAGCCGGGTTGTCGCGCAACGGCTGGGCAGGAATCGGCGCGACCATTATGGTAGCGAGGGCCGCGGCGATGGTCGCGTGGTAGCGCTGGTAGGCTCCTCGAAGCCTTGACTCCTTCGACTGCGCGCACATTCGATGTTCTCCTGTCTTTTTCCCTCCCGCGTTGTAGCACCAGTGTGTCAGGTGTCCCGGGAGTGGGCGTTCTCAAGTTTGTGCCGGCAACAGTAGCGTCGCACTGCTTACTCCGAATGGGGCTCCCTCGCCGGACTCTGCCGGCCACTTTCTCGGAGGCCCGGAAAGCCCGCTTTTCGGGCACCCGTCATCAGGACATGCGTGATTTGCGCCTTCCGAGCGCAAGAGTTTTCGCCCGATACCCCTGATATAATCGACCGGCGAATGGGTGAGGTTCGTAACCAACTACGTCCCTGCGGCTTACGACACAATCGGACTCCAAGCGAGGCGCCCGCTCGGCCTGGCCCATCCGCAAGCCTCGGCCTCTCGCCGATGCTGCGCCCGTAGCGGGGAGACGTCCGTTATGCCCGTGCCTTGAGCCGATCGTTCACGCCGCTGGACGGCAAGCGGCCCATCCTGAAGGGCTGGCAGTCCGCGCCGCGCGAGTCGCTGGAACAGGCGCTGGCGTGGGCGGCGCAGGGCAATGTCGGGCTGCGGACCGGGCAGGCCAGCGGGGGGATGGTCATCATCGACGTGGACCCCGGCGGCGACGCGACCCCGCTGGGCCTGCCGCTCACCGCGAGGGCTCGCACCGGCCGGCCGGGGGCGCGCCATATTTACACCCGCACGGACCGGCCGATCCGGTGCACGTCGAAGAAGCTGGGGCCGCACATCGACGTCAAGGCCGACGGCGGGCAGGTGGTCTTCCCCGGCTCGGTGCATCCCGACACCGGGGTGCTGTACCAGTGGGAGGAAGGCTTCGAGCCGTGGAACGTCGGCATCGCCGAGCTGCCGCCGCACATCGTGGAACTGCTGGAGTCGCCGGAACCCGCGGGTCCGGCTTCCGAGCACCATCACGGGCCGGCCGCGGCGAGGCCGCCGGAGTCCGCGGCGTTGGCAACGCCGGCCGAGCCGGATTGCCGACCAGCTGCGCTCGGCAACCCGACCACGGCCCGCGGCGACGCCAAAGCCGCCCGCTACGCGCAGCGAGCGCTGGTGCTGGAGCTGCACGCCCTGCACACCGCCGCCAACGGCACCCGCAACGAGACGCTCAACCGGGCGGCGTTCAGCCTGGGGCGGCTGATCGGCGGCGGCTACCTGGACCGGGCCGAGGTGGAGGCGGCCCTGCGCGCCGCGGCCGAGGCGGTCGGGCTGGAGCCGCGCGAGATCGACGCGACGCGGCGTTCCGGGCTGGACGCCGGCACGCGGGAGCCGCGGTGGATCGAGCTGCGCCCCCGGCCGCGGGACGCGGGCGAGAGCGACTTCGACGCCGACGAGTACATTCTGTTGCCGGGGCCGCACAAGACCGACCAGGACGAGTTCATCGAGCAATCCAGCGCCGACTTCGCCGCCGAGGTGCTGTCGCGGCTGCCCGACGACGCGATCTACCGCCGCGACTTCATCCCCGGCGAGATCATCGGCGCCCCCGGCCGACGGAAGTGGGTCGAGCTGTCGGCCGACCGGATGCGGATCGTCGTGGACGGCCACGTCAAGCTCGGCAAGTGGGTCACGCACCGGCAGACGAAGGAACAACTGCTGCTCTATCAGGCGTGCAACAAGGACGCCGCGGGCCTCGTCGTCGCCCATGCGACCGGCGCGGCGGGCGTCCGCGAGCTGTCGTTGATGGTGTCCTACCCGGTCTACGGACCGGGCTTCGAGCTTGTGCAACCGGGCTGGCACGACGGCCTGTTCTATGACGAACCGGACGAGCTCCGCGACCTGCGGCCGGAAACCGACTGCGAGGTCATTCACAACGTGCTGCACGACCTCGTCGTGGACTTCCCGTTCAAGGGCGAAGCGGACCGGCAGAACTTCTTCGGCCTGCTGCTGACGCCCATCGTCACGCCTGCACTGGACGGCAACCGCCCGATGCACCTGCTCAACGCGCCCCTGGAGCGGACCGGCAAGAGCAAGCTGGTCAACGAGGTCTTCGGCGGCATCGTGACGGGCCGCGACACGCCGTCGATGCAGATCACCGACCGGGAGGAGGAGCGTGAGAAGCGCATCCTGGCGATGCTGCTCCAGGGCGAGACACTGATGCACCTGGACAACCTGCCGTCCTACATCGACTCGCCGGCGCTGGCCAGCCTGCTGACCACGCAACGCTTCCTGGGGCGGCTGCTAGGCTACTCGCGGAACGTGTCGCTGCCGAATCACCTGACGATCGTGGGGACGGGCAACAATGTGCAGGCGTCCGGGGAGATCGCCAAGCGGATCGTGCCGATCCTGATCGAGCCGACCTCGGCCCATCCGGAGGCCCGCACCGACTTCCAGCATCCCGACATCCGGGCGTATGTGCGGCAGCAGCGGCGGACGGTGCTGGAGTGCCTGCTGGGGCTGGTGGAGAACTGGCTGGCGGCCGGGCGGCCGCGGCACCCCAACCGGCTGGGCGGCTTCGAGAGCTGGTCGGAGGTCGTGGGCGGCATCCTGCAAGTGAATGCCCTGCGGGCGTGGCGGACGAATGAAGGCGAGTGGCGGAAGGTGGCCAACCCGCACGGGGCTGAGTTGGAGTCGCTGGTTCAGGCTTGGCACGAGGCGTTCGGTAGCGCCCAAGTGACGCCGAAAGAGCTGCGCGACCTGGCCGAGCGTGAGGAGCTCTTCGGTCACCTGTTCGCGCGGCAGAACGCCGCGGCGACCAGCGTGGCCTTCGGACGGATGCTCGGCCGCAACGTGGACAAACCGGTGGGGGCCTGGTTCATCCGGCGGGTCGGGACCTCGAACCACGTCCGGTATTACCTGGAGGCGATCCCGTGAGCTTGCAAGAGGTTTGCGCCAAGCTGGCGAGGCGTGGGCAGGGAGAATCGGGAGAATCAGGGAGAATCGTTCCGCGATTCTCCCGAGCGCAAGTGACTGTTGGGCAAGATCTTGAGTGCGCTAAGGGAGAAAAGGGAGAATTCTCCCCTGTCTTCACACGCGCGCGGGCGCACGCGCGCGCGCCCGCGCGCGCCCGGGAGGAAGAACCCGGCGCAGGAACCTCCCTTTTCTCCCGATTCTCCCACCCACCTGAGGCGGTCACGCTGCTGAAGCACGGCCGCTGCGGCGACTGTCTGCGATCCAGGGCGCCCGCCGGCAGCCGCCTGGCCTGCCCGCTGCCGTGCCTCTGCCGGCCGCCGGCCGACGAGTGGCACTACTGCGCCGCGTACCTCGGCCCGCGGATCAGCAAGGACGTGTGGGCCTGGCCGCGTCGCCGTCGGGCAGAGGTTGCGGCGGTCTCCTGGGAGACGGCGGGTCCTTCCGGCGTTCTCCGGGAGGCGTACCGCCGCGAGAACGGCTCCGGAGCGGGTTTTTTTCGTTCGGCGGCGCGCGTGCCGGGCATGGAGGGCCACCAGCCGTGAAGATCGAGCAATGGGACATCGACCGCGTCCGACCGTATGAGAAGAACCCCCGCCGCAACGACAAGGCGGTCCAGGCCGTCGCGGATTCGATCCGCGAGTTTGGATTCCGGCAACCGATCGTGGTGGACGGCGACGGCGTCATCGTCGTGGGGCATACGCGCTACAAGGCGGCGGTGAAGCTCGGCCTCAAGACCGTCCCCGTGCATGTCGCCGCGGACCTCACACCCCAGCAGGCCCGGGCCTACCGCCTGGCCGACAACCGAACCGCCGAAAACGCCGAGTGGGACGTGGACCTGTTGCCGATCGAACTGGGCGAGCTGCGCGACGAGGGCTTCGACCTGAAGCTGGCGGGCTTCTCCGATAAGGAGCTCGCCGAGTACCTGCGTGAGTTCGATACCGACCTCGAAGACGGCGACGCCCACGTGGATGCCGCCGACACCGTCCGCTGCCCGAAGTGCGGCCACGAGTTCCCGGTGGAGTGAGGCCCATGAGCGCCGCAGTGGCCGTGTATGTTCAGTCGCGCTACGCGAAGCCGGCCTACGCCGTCGAGAGCTACAACGTCCGTGCCTGGCCGGGCCTGGAGATGGTCTGCCACACGCTGCGGCGGGCCGGCGTCGAAGTGGACTACTGCTCGTCCGCGACGGTCGGGCGGTACAAGGTCGTGCTCGTCTCGATCACGTCGGGCTGCGACTGGTACCCGTTCGTCGGCGAGCGGCTCCGCTGGCCGAAGAGCGCCCGGCCGACGGTCATCGCTGGCGGCGCGGGGTTGCTCAACGTGCGGCCGTTCCTGCGGTGGTGCGATGTCTTCTGCCTGGGCCGGGCGGAAGGGTACGTCGTGCCGCTGGTCCGTGCCGCGCTGGCCGGCGAGCGGTTCGAGCACCCGTCGGTCATCTACGCGGCCGACTTCGACGTGGACCGGACGTACTACATCGAGCCGGGGTCGGTCCTCTATCCGCAGCCGGTGCCGCTGGCCAACGGCAAGACCTGGCGCGAGACCGCCTACGGCTGCCAGCGCAAGTGCCTGTTCTGCGCGTATACCTGGCACCGGCGGCACGTCGGCGGGCTTCAGAACGAAGCCGGGGCCGGCGACGTGCTCTGGGGCGGCTCGGCCGAGAAGACCATCTTCGAGCTGGACCTGGCCCACCCCGAGACCTGGGGCCTGCCCAAGCTCCGCATCGTCGGCCTGGACGGGTTCTCCGAGCGGCTGCGGCGGATGGTCGGCAAGCCGATCACACGCGACATGCTCCGCGGCTTCTTCCGCGGTCTGGCGGCGGCCAAGGTCGCACCGAACCACATGAAGGTCTACAACATCGTCGGCTACCCGACGGAGACGGAGGCCGACTGGTTCGAGTTCGTCGAGGATCTCGCCGCGGCGGACGAGGGCTGGACGAAGATCGACCCGCAATGGGGCATCGAGGTCCACTCGACGCCGTTCCGGCCGATGCCGGCGACGCCGTGCGCGTGCTGGCCGATGAGCCACGTCAACTACCGCGGCCGGATCGTGAAGGTGCTCAGTCGGGGCCGGCACCGGGAGTACAAGGGCATCTTCTACCGCGGGAATCGCTTCTGGGCGGCCGAGTCGCGCGGGACCGAGAGCCTGCCGACGGTCATCCTCGACGCGCTGGTGCTGCGCGGCGTGGAGGACGACTCCGAGACCATCGCCCGGCTGGCCAGCTCGTCGAAGTTCCGCAACGCCAGCATGGCCCACAAGACGGCCATCCTGGAGCGGCACGTCGATGTCGCCCGGCTGCTGGCCGGCTACACGTGGGAAACGCTGCCGACGCGGTATCTCGCGTCGTACATCCCGAACGAGAAGCTGCGGGCCATCGACGCCGTGGCGCGGAAGCGGGCCGGCGTGACGTGGCCGGACGCGGACCGCCCGGTCGCCGCGGAGAGGGTGGGCTAATGCGCCCGGCTACGGAAGAACTCGGCGATGTCCTGCTTGCCGGCCTGCCCGGTCGCGACGCGGAGCGTCACGTCCACAAGGCCCTCTTCGTCGGCCTCGATCTCCACGCCGTTCATGTCCAGGAAGATGATCGCCGCCGCGGCCCCGGTGCGTTTATTGCCGTCGATGAACGGATGGTTCTGCACGATGTGAAAGAGGTAGGCCGCGGCCATCTCGAACAGGTCTTTGTGCAGGAACTCGCCGCCGAACGAGGCCTGCGGCATGGCGATGGCCGAGTGCAGCAGGCCGATGTCGCGAACGCCCGACTCGCCGCCGTAGCGTTCGATGAGGCTCAGGTGCGTCCGCAGGACGCGGTCGAGGTCCAGGAAGAGCGGTGCCACGCCGCGATTCTACTCTGCCAGCTTCTTCATTGCCCGGCCGAAACGCGTGTGCACCTTCTCGAGCGCCTGCTGGAACTTCCGCTCCTCAGCCGGATCCCGCACCGGCGTCAGCACCAGGCAGCGGCCGTCGGTCATGATCTCGAACGGCGTCTCCGGCGTGACCCGCAGCAGCTCCAGGATCGGCTTGTCGATCACCAGGGCGTAGCTGTTGCCGTGTCTGGTCAAGGTCTTGGTCATGGCGCACCTCCCGCTCTGTTGTCACAAAGTATATACGTTGTGATTCTGGCCGTCAAGGGGCTGGAGGCCGGGGTTCGATATGACCACTCCGATAACTGACCCGTTCGACATTCGCGCCCTGACGGTCGCCGCGGCGGCGAAGCTGCTGAAGGTGGCGCCGAAGACCATTCGGGCCCACATCCGCCGCGGCCTGCCGCTGGTGGACCTCCCGGACCGGAAGGCAGGCAAGCGGATCGACCTGATCGTCTACGGGGCATGGCTCAACCAGCAGGAACAGAAGCGGCAGCACGATGGCGCTTGACCCGAACAGGCTGACCCGCAACGAGCTCGTCCAACTGCTGAACTCGACGGCGCTGGGCGAGTCGCTCACGCGGTCGCGCCTCGACCGGCAGATGAACCGCGCCGGCCGACGCTGGCACGACGGCCGGCACATCCGCCTGCTGGACTACCTGCGCTGGCTCATCCGCGAGGTGGACCGGCCGGAGAGGCCCGCGATCGACGCCCGGGCCGCGGACCTGGCCCGCAAGAACGCCGAGACCTGGCGCAGTCAGAACGTCGCGCCGCTGCCGGACATCGTCAACCTGGAGCGGCGCGAACGGGCCCGGGCCGATTTCCGCTTCTTCTGCGAAACCTACTTCGCGCCTACGCTCTACCGCGGCTGGTCGGAGGACCACCTGCGCGTGATCGACAAGATCGAGCGGGCCGTCAAGGAAGGCGGGCTCTTCGCGTTCGCCATGCCGCGCGGCTCGGGGAAGACGACGCTCGCACGCCTGTCCGCGTTGTGGGCGGTGCTGTCCGGCTACCGGCCGTTCGTGTGCCTGATCGGCGGGTCGCAGGAGCGGGCCATCGAGCTGCTGGCGCCGATCCGGAAGGCCATTCTCGAAAACCCGCTGCTGTTGGCGGACTTCCCGAAGGCGATCTATCCGCTGCGGCGGCTCCAGAACAACGCCCGCCGGCAGATCGGCCAACACATCGACGGCCGGCCGACCTACTGCACCTGGTCGGCGGACAAGCTGGTCTTCCCGACGGTCGCCGGCCCGTACAACGAGGCGTCCGGCGCGATCATCACTGTCACGTCGCTCGACGCCAACATGCGCGGCCAGCAACACACCACGATGGACGGGCGGACGCTGCGGCCGTCGCTCGTGTTGCTGGACGATCCGCAGACGCGGCAGTCGGCCCGCTCGCCGTCGCAGACACGCTACCGGCTCCAGCTTCTCACCGGCGACGTGCTGGGCATGGCCGGGCCGGGCGAGTCGATCGCCGCGGTGCTGACGTGCACCAAAATCTACGCCGGCGACCTTGCCGACCAGTTGCTCGATCGCCAGAAGAACCCCGAGTGGCAGGGCGAGTGCACCAAGCTCGTCTACGCCTTCCCATCGAACGAGAAGCTCTGGGACGAGTACGCGCGGCTCCGCGGCGAAGGCTTGCGCACCGGCAAGGGCCTCAAGCCGGCCACGGCGTTCTACGCCGCCCACCGCGAAGCGATGGACGCCGGCGCCGTTGTCGCCTGGCCCGAGCGTTTCGACCCGAAGACCGAGCTTTCGGCCCTCCAGCACGCCATGAACCTCAAGCTCCGCGACGAGGAGGCGTTCGCCGCCGAGTATCAGAACGAACCGGTGCTGGAGCAGTTCGAGGACGAGCGGCTCACCGCGGAGCAGGTCGCGGAGAAGCTCACCGGCCGGCCGCGGGGCGAGGTGCCGCTGGCGGCGACCCACGTCACCGCCTTCATCGACGTGCATGACCGGCTGCTCTACTACTGCGTCTGTGCCTGGGAGGAGGACTTTACCGGCACCGTGATCGACTACGGCACGTTCCCCGACCAGAGGCGGCTGTACTTCACGCTCCGTGACGCGACCGCCACGCTGGCCGCGGTGTTCCGCGGCGCCGGCAGGGAAGGCGCGGTCCAGGGCGGTCTGGAGCAGCTCGCCGGCGATTTGCTCGCCCGGCGGTGGCAGCGGACCGACGGCGTGCTGCTGAGCGTCGAGCGGCTGCTGATCGACTCCGGCTACCTGCCCGCCGTGTGCAACGCGGTCGCGATCAAGCTTGGGCCGGCCGTGTTGCTGTCGAAAGGCATGGGCCTGAAGGCCGGCAACAAGCCGATGGCGACGTACCGCCGCCGGCCGGGCGAGCGCCACGGCTGCAACTGGTACATCCCGAACGTGTCGCGTTCGAGCGAGTTCCGGCACGTGGCGTTCGACGCCAACTTCTGGAAGACCTTCGTCCACGCGCGGCTCGCGACGGCTGCGGGCGACCGCGGCGCGCTCACGCTGTTCGGCCGCAAGCCCGAGCACCATCGGCTGTTCGCCGAGCACGTCGCCGAAGCGGAGACCTACACCGTCACGGAAGGCCATGGACGGACGGTTCGCGAGTGGCGCCCGAAGCCGTCGAGGCCGGACAACCACTGGTTCGACTGCCTCGTGGGCTGCGCCGTGGCCGCGTCGCTTCAGGGCGTCGTCGTGCCCGGCACGGACGCGAAGCAGCCGCCGCGGCCGCGCCTGCGGCTGTCCGAGTTGCAGAGGAGCAAACGGTAGTGCCCAAGGTCCGACAGCGCGAAGCGGTTGTTGATGGGCAGAAGGCCGGGCTGGTCTGCCGGGCGTGCGGGTGCCAGCACTTCCGGGTGGTGTATGTTCGGCCGCTGCCCAACGGCGTGGTGCTGCGGCGGCGCGAGTGTCGGCACTGCGGCCGGCGGATGACGACGCGGGAAACGTCGCTGTAGCCGTTCCATCTATCGAACGGCGTTCGATCTATCGAACGATCTTTGCTCGCCGGCCGTTTTGCCGTTGCGATCGGCGGGGCTGTGACGTAAATAACCAGTAGAGAGCGAGGCCGGGCTTTCCCGGAGGCGAGCGGGCGGCGGCTGATCCCCGCCGCACGACAAGCCGGAACGTGACACGCCGTGCAGGGCTGCACCCCTGCGCGGCGTTTTCTTTTGGCGTCGCCTCCCGGAGCGCCCGGCTGGCCCCCGATCCAGTCGAGGGACAAAGGAGCACGACGTGGCCGAAGACCTGGAACAGACGATTCGCGAGAACGCCGCCGGGCCGAAGCGCGCCCAGGGCGACTCGGGGAGCGTCGAGCAGCACTCGCTCGCGGAGCAGATAGAAGCGGATCGGTACCTGGCCGCAAAGGACGCGGTGAGGAAGCCGACCAAGGGCCTGCGGTTCACCAAGCTCGTGCCGCCCGGCACGGCGTGAATCAGGCCGGAGGCTGGAGACCGGAGGCTGGAGGGCTGATGTTCGCGGGTCTGCTCAAGTTCCTGGGACGTGGTCGCACGGCGGCGCCGCCTCGCGGTGTTGTCTGCGGCCGCGCTGGCCTCCGGCCTCCCGGCTACAGCCTCCGGGCGCGCTACGACGCCGCGGCCACGACCGAAGAGAACCGCCGGCACTGGGCCAACGCGGACGGGCTTTCGGCCGACGCCGCGGCCTCGCCCGAGGTGCGGCGCCTGCTGCGCAACCGGGCGCGGTACGAGGTCGCGAACAACTCCTACGCCAAGGGCATCGTGCTGACGCTCGCCAACGACGTGATCGGCACCGGCCCGCGGCTCCAGATGCTCACCGAAGTCCCGGAGGTCAACCAGCGTATCGAGTGCGAGTTCGGCCGCTGGGCGAAGACCGTCCGGCTGGCCGAGAAGCTCCGCACGCTCCGCATGGCCCGCGCCACCGACGGCGAGGCGTTCGCCATCCTCGGCAGCAACCCCAAGCTGCCCAGCGCGGTCAAGCTCGACCTCCGCTTGATCGAGGCGGACCAGGTCACCACGCCCGACCTGTCGATCCTCGACCCGTACGCCATCGACGGCATCGTCCTCGACGCGTGGGGCAACCCGGTCGAATACCACGTGCTCAAAGCCCACCCCGGCGACACCCGCGTGGCCGCGGGTCTGGGACTGAGCTACGACCGCGTGCCGGCCGACGCCGTCATCCACTACTTCCGCGTCGATCGGCCCGGCCAGAGTCGCGGCATCCCCGACCTGACGCCGGCGCTGCCGCTGTTCGCGCAGCTCCGGCGATACACGCTGGCGGTCCTCGGCGCCGCGGAAACGGCCGCGGACTTCGCCGGCATCCTCTACACCGATGCGCCCCCGGACGGCCAGACCGAAAGCGTCGAGCCGCTGGACGCGATCGAGCTTGAGGCCCGCTCGCTGCTGACGATGCCGGGCGGCTGGAAGATGTCGCAGGTGCAGGCCGAGCAGCCCTCCACCACCTACAGCGAGTTCAAGAAAGAGCTGCTCAACGAGATCGCCCGCTGCCTGAACATGCCGTTCAACGTCGCGGCGGCGAATTCATCGGCCTACAACTACGCCTCGGGGCGGATGGACCACCAGACCTACTTCAAGAGCATCCGCGTCGAGCAGGACCACATCGCCGACGTGGTGCTGGATCGCATTCTGCGGGCCTGGATCGGCGAGGCCGTCCTGATCGAGGGCCTGCTCCCGCAGCCGGCCCGCCTGCGCGACGCCGAGTTCCCGCATCAGTGGTTCTGGGACGGCCACGAGCACGTGGACCCGGCCAAGGAGGCGACGGCCCAGGCCGTGCGCCTGGCGAGTCACACGACCACGCTGGCGGCGGAGTACGCCCGCGTCGGGCGGGACTGGGAGTCGGAGCTGCGGCAGCGCGCCAAGGAAGCGGCGCTCATGGCGGAACTCGGGCTGACGCCGCAACAGCTTCAGCCCATCGGCAAGGAGGCCGGCGACGATGAAGACGAGTGAGGCGCGACGCGCGCTGCAACTCTGCGCTCCGGTGGGCGAGTGGGCCAACATCGAGGCCGCGGCCGGCGCCGACGCCGCGCCGCTGCGGCGCTTCAGCATGGTCGCGTACACCGGCGGCGCGATGGCGCTGGCCGGCTGGCCCAACCCGGTCGTGGTCGACCTGGCCGGGCTCCAGATCAGCGCGCGCAGCCGGCCGATCCTGAAGGACCACAACCGCAGCCTCATCGTGGGGCACACCGATTCGGTCGCCGTCCAAGGCTCGAACCTGCTCGTCACCGGTGTCATCTCCGGCGCGGGGCCGGTCGCGCGGGAGATCGTGGAAAGCAGCCGGAACGGCTTTCCCTGGCAGGCATCGCTGGGTGCGCTCGCCGAGCGGGTGGAGTTCGTGCCCCGCGGCCGCAAGGCGGCGGTCAACGGGCGCGAGTTCGAGGGACCGGTCCACATCGTCAGGAAGGCGACGCTCGGCGAGATCAGTTTCGTGGCGCTCGGCGCCGACGAGGACACCAGCGCCCAGGTCGCGGCTACGGCCGCCCTGCCTGCCTGCCGGCCGGCGGACGTCAAGGAGGATTGTCTCGTGGATTTCGAGAAGTGGCTGGAAGCCAGGGGCTTCGTGCTCGCCGACCTCAACGAGGTGCAGCGGGCGAGCCTTCAGGCCATGTACGACGCCGAACAGAAGCGCCCCGGCACGCAGGGCGACCCCAGCAATGACGGCAGCGACACGGGCGACACCGATAAGCCGACCGGCGGCGCTGATGTCGTGTCCGAGCTGCGGGCCCAGGCCGCGGCTGAGACGAAGCGGATCGCCGACATCCGGCGACTCTGCGCCGGGCAGTACGCCGACCTCGAGGCCCGGGCCATCGCGGAAGGCTGGGACGCGACGCGGACCGAGCTGGAGTTGCTCCGGATCCGGCGGCCCACGGTCACCGGCGTCCGCCGCGGCGGCGAGCCGCCGACCGGCAAGGCCCTCGAGGCGGCGTTGCTGCTGAACTACAACGTCGCGCCGGAAGAGAAGGTCGCGAAGTGGTACGACGCCCGCACGATGGACGCGGCGCTGTCACGCGACCTGAAGCGGGCCGGGCTGCACACGGTGTTCCGGGAGATCATTCACGCCGCCGGCGGGCACGCCGCGGCGACGGGCTTCGACGACGACACCATCCGGGCCGCGTTCGTCGCCGAGCAGCGGCTGATCCAGGCCGCGTACGGCTTCTCGACCATCTCGCTGTCCGGCATCCTCTCGAACGTGGCCAACAAGGCCATGCTGGCCGCGTACGAGGCGGTCGAGAGCGTCGCGACGCAGATCTGCTCCGAGACCGACGTCAACGACTTCAAGGAGGTCACGCGTTACCGCATGACCGGCAACGGCGTGTTCGAGAAGGTCGGCCCGGACGGCGAGCTCAAGCACGCCACGCTGACCGAGGAAGCGTACAAGAACCGCGTCGAGACCTACGGCCGGATGATCGCCCTGACGCGGCAGATGATCATCAACGACGACCTCGGGGCGTTCCTCCAGATTCCCCGGATCATCGGGCGGATGTCGGCCCTGAAGCGCGAAGAGGCGGTCTTCGAGCTGCTGCTGACCAACCCGAACGACTTCTTCGGCACGGGCCACCAGAACTTCCTCAGCGGGGCCGACACGGCGCTGTCGATCGCAGCTCTGACCGTCGCCGAGCAGAAGTTCCTGGATCAGGTGGACGCCGACGGCAAGCCGATCCTGCTGTCGCCGGCCATCCTGCTGGTGCCGACCAGCCTGAAGGTCGCGGCCCAGCAGCTCATGACCGAGACGCGGGTGAACGAGACCACGGCCCAGGGCAAGCCCAGCCCGGCCGGCAACCCGCACGTCGGCAAGTGGCGGCCGCTGGCCAGCCCGTACCTCAACGCCCAGGGGCTGACCGGCTCGTCGGCCAAGGCGTGGTACCTGTTCGCCAACCCGGCGGACGTGGCCGCGATGGAGATCGCGTATCTGCGCGGACGGCGGACCCCGACGATCGAGAGCGGCGAGACCAGCCTCAACACGCTGGGGATGCAGTGGCGCGGGTACTTCGACTTCGGCGTGGCGATGCAGGACTTCCGCGCTGCGGTCAAGTGCAAGGGCGAAGCGTAGGCGTGAGGCACATAGGCACGAAGCCACGAAGGGACAACAGCGATGGCACAGGCAATCTTCCGGCATGACGGCGGCTCGATCGACTACACGCCCAGCGCGGACGTGGCCGCGGGCGATGTGATCGTCCAGGGCGAGCTGGTCGGCGTCGCGAAACTCGACATCAAGGCCAACACGCTCGGCGCGCTGGCGGTCGTCGGGGTATTCGACTTCGCCAAGGCCACGGGCGGCGGCACGGCAATCAGTGTCGGCGCCAACGTGTACTGGGACGACACGAACAACGTCGCCACGACGACCGCGACCGGCAACAAGCTGATCGGCAAGTGCGTCAAGGCGGCGGCGGACGCCGACGCGACGGTCCGCGTGCGGATGAGTCAATAGGCCGGAGGCTGGAGACCGGAGGCTGGAGGGCTCGCAATCGAGAGCGGTTCTCCACCTGAATCCTACAGCCTACAGCCTGCAGCCTACAGCCTGCAGCCTACAGCCTGCAGCCTAAGGACTGTCATGGACCTGCTCGAACTCGGCGCGGCGTGGCTGGAAGACCAGCGGACGCGGCATCTGTCGCGGATGGTCGCGTACCTCCGCGGCAATGACAGCGTGAACGTGGCGGCCACGATCGGTCGGACGGAGTTCGAGCAGGCGGACGAGTACGGCGTCGTGCACCGCACCGAGTCGCGGGACTTCCTGATCACGGCGGCGGACCTCGTGCTCGCCGACAAGCCGGTGCTGCCGCAGGCCGGAGACCGCATCCGCGAGACGGATGGCGACCAGATCTTCCTGTACGAGGTCATGGCCCCGGGCGGCGAACCGCCCTGGCGTTACAGCGACCCGTACCGCCGGACGCTGCGGATTCACACGAAGCACGTGGACATGGAGCGCGCATGAGCGGGATTGGATCAACTCGAACTGAGTGGTCGCGCTGGGCCGGCGTCGCCCTCACCGCGCTGCTCGCGGTGTTGGCGTTCACCGTCCAATGGGGCGTCGTCACGGCCAAGCTCGACCACGTCGAAAAGCGGCTGGACGAACTGATCGTCGAAGCCCGGGCGCTGCGCACCGAGTACCAGGCCATCGAGCGGCGCGTGTCATTCCTGGAAGGCCGGCAGAACGGGAGGACGCCGCCATGAGCACCATCAATCAGATTGCCGACGCCGTCGTGGCCAGCCTGAACGCTGCCCCGTTCAGTCTCCCGTTCACCGCCGAGCGGAAGTACCAGCCCGTCTTCGAGCTGTCGCAGCTTCAGGAGCTTCGCGTAAGCGTCGTACCGAAGTCGCTGACGGCGACCGCCGCGACGCGCGCGGACGCCTTCTTCGACTGCGCCATCGACATCGGCGTCCAGCGGAAGGTGAACGCGGACGACGCCCCAACGCTGGACGGCCTGATGCACCTGGTCGAGGAAATCGCCGACCGGCTGCGCTTCCAACGACTGGAGGCGTTCCCGGGCGCCGCGTGGCTGGCGATCGAGAACGACCCGATCTTCGCGCCGGACCACCTGGAGAAAAAGCGCGTGTTCACGAGTGTGCTGACCGTCACTTACCGGGTGCGGAGGTGAACGCGTGAACGTGCAATCACTCGCCGTCGCCGAGGACCGGGCCGTCATCACGCTGGTGAACGGCCGCGAGCTCACGATCACCCGTACCTGGCTCGCCGATCAGTTCGCGCACGCCGCGGGGCGTTCGGCCGGCGAGAAGCGCGACGCGGTGCTCGCGGCCGTGCGGGTGACGTTCGCCGATGATGAACTGCTCGATCCGGAGCGGCTCTGGGTGGATTTCGAGGACAGCGGCGCCATCCGGGGCATCGTGCTGACGCGGGAGCGGGAGTGCCCGTTCGACAACGAGCGGTGGGAGCACCACAAGAAGGCTTGAGGCTTGAGGCGTGAGGCTTGAGGTCTCGGCCCTCAGGTCTCAAGCCTCAGGAGGCGGCGATGCCGGTGCAGTGGTTCGCGGGCTTCGAGGCGGGCGACACGAACGAGCTGGTCGGGCTGGCCGGCGCGGTCAGCGTCGGCGCCCCCTACAAGCGGAGCGGGAACTACGGCTGCCGGATCAGCGTCCCGCAGAGCACGGGCACGGCGTACATCACGCTGGCCAACGGGTTCGACGCCAACGGCAACCCGACGACGGTCAGTCGGACGGCCTACACGCTGGGCTTCGGGATGCGACTGAGCACGCTGCCCATGGTGCAGGGCGTGTGGGAATACCTGCTCTACGTCGCGTACAGCACCACGCACCGGGCATCGCTGCGACTCGATGGCAACGGCATGATCCGCTTGCACGTGGGCGCCAGCGGTTCGCCACACATCGCCAGCTTCGGGCCGATCGAGCTGGGCTGCTGGTACTTCTGCGAGCTGGCGGTGCTGCCCGACCGCTACATCTGGCGGATGGACGGGCAGGTCGTGTCCCAGGGGCTCGCGTCGCCGGGCGGGTCGATGAACGCCGCGCACCTGGGCAAGCGGTTCAACCTGGCCTCGCAGGGCTACACGCTCGACGTGGACGAACTCTACACCGGCGACGACGCGATGTTCTACGGGCCGACGACCCGCGTCGCGCGGCTGAACGCCAACGCGAACGGGACGGCCGCAGGCTGGTCGATCTATCCGCCGGACGTGCCTGATCCATGAGGTGAGTCGTGGAGTACTGGGCCCATGTCGCACAGGTTCCGCAGGACGGCGATGCCACCTATCTCGAGGGGATGTACCCGGGCGCCGCGTTCAACGTCGGCGTCGCCGATGTCGCGCTGGCGCCGGGCGAACGGATCGTCGCCGCGGCCGGGGCACTGTGCTGGCGGAACAACTCCGGCGGCAGCGGCCGGGCAGTGTTGCGGGTCGGGTCGGCGGAACTCGCGACCGCGAACTTCACGCCCGGTCCGGCCTACGACACGGTCTTCGTCTTCACGCTCAAGTCGCCGGCGACGGGCAAACCCTGGACGAAGGCCGAGGTCGATGCGGTGCTGGTCGGCGCGGTCGTCAATGCCGGCTCCGGCCTGCGGGCGACGCAGGCGGGCGTGCACGTGCTGCTGTACACGCCGCCGGTCGTGCCCATCCAACCGAAGGAGCGGCCCATGAACTTCAAGGCACTGGAGCCGCTGACCGCGACGGGCTCAGACCAGGCCGTCGAGGTGCCGCGCGGCGCGACGCTGATTGTGCGGCCGCTGGCGGCGAGTGTGGAGGTCCGCGACGTGGCCGGCGGGACCGCCAAGCTGACCATCCCGGCCGACTCGCTGGTCATGCTCGGCCCGTCATACGGCCAGACGGTCTATCTGCGGGCCACGGCCGGCACGGTGATCGAGCTCGGGCTGACGTAGAGGCCTGAGACCTGAGGCTTGAGTCCACAGGCTCCGAGCCTCAAGCCTCGCAGTCACGGAGGACTGAACATGCCGAACTTCGTCCTGGGGATGAACGCCAAGCTGTACTTCGGCGCGGCCGGAGGCCCCGCCAACACGGAAATGACCAACGTCCGCAACGTCACGCTGAACCTGGAGGCGGGCGAAGCGGATGTGACCACGCGGGCCAACAGCGGTTGGCGCGCCACGGCGCCCACGTTGCGCGAATGCTCGGTCGAATTCGAGATGATCTGGGACCCGGCGGATGCCGGATTCACCGCCATCAAGAACGCGTACCTCACCAATGGGCTGATCGCCCTGAAGGTGCTGGATCGGGCCAACGGCCAGGGGCCGGATGGGGACTTCTCGATCACGTCGTTCAGCCGCAGCGAGGAACTGGAGGAGGCGATCACCGTCAGCGTGACCGCCAAGCTGGCCGTGTTCCGCAATTGGGTGGAAGGAAGCGGGAGCTGATGAAGACGTTCACTGACAACGCCGGCCGGACGTGGACGGTCGCGATCAACGTGGACGCGATCAAGCGCGTCCGCGACCTGCTGAAAGTCGATCTGCTCGAAGTCCTGGACGGGAAGCTGATCGAAAAGCTCTACCGCGACCCCGTGCTGCTGTGCGACGTGATCTATGCCGTCTGCAAGCCCGAAGCGGACGCGCGGAATGTGACGGACGAGGACTTTGGCCGGGCGATGGCGGGCGACGCCATCGAGCACGCGACCAAGGCCCTGCTGGAGGAACTCGTGGGTTTTTCCCCGAGCCCGAGGGATCGGGCGAACCTCCAGCGGATCCTCGAAACGACCTGGAACGTGATGGACAAGGCCCGGGATGTGATCGAGGCCCGACTGGCGACGGTGAACGCGGACGACCTCGTCGCCCAGGCGCTCGCGACGTCTGGCGGCTCATCTGGCAGTGCGCCGGAATCGCCGGCGTCGAGCCCGGACGGCTGACGCTCCGCGAACTGCTCGCGATGGCCGAGGCCCGGGCCAAGGACGAATGGTCACGAATGAGCGCGCTGCTGGCCTTGCTGGCGAACTGCCACCGCGACCCGAAGAAGACGCGGGCCTTTCGGCCCAGCGACTTCGACCCGTTCGCCAAGCGGCCGGCGCCCATCCCGATCGACATGGACAGTCTGAAAGCGGTGTTCCTCGAGGGACGGTTCCCTCGCACCGAGGCTCCAAGGACGGAGGACAGCTCATGTGGTTCTGCTACCTGAAGACGTTTGCCGGCATTCTGCTTGCGATCCTGGCCCTGTTCGGGCTGACCGGGTGCGCGACGCTCAACCCGCAGCCGCCGGTGGAGCACTTCGCGAACAAGCTAGCCGACGAAGCGATCATCCCCGCGGTGCGCGAGGGACTCGCGCAGGGTGTCGAGCAGCTTGTGATCCAGGCCGGCGCCCAGGGCATCAACCCGACGTACGTCGTGAAGTTCTCGGGCAAGTGGGTTACCGGCGTGGAGGGCGCCGCATCCGTCGGCGTCGAAGGCATCGCCGGCCAGCTTCAAGTCTCCAGCGCCAGCAACGAAGAGACCGAGAGCAGCCCGCATCAGAAGGAGCAGGCCGCGCCGCCCACCACGCAGCCGGCCACGACGGAGCCGCGCACCAACGTGCCGGGTGCGCCGTGAGCCGCAGACCCCGCATCCGGGTTGCGCAGGCGGCGGGCGCGTCGATCGCGCTCGCCGCGCTGCTGGCCGGCTGCGCCGCAAGCCAGTCGCAACCGCGGCTGGTCGTGGCGCCGCCGCTCGCCACAGGCGAGTCGCCGTGGCGCCCCGCGGCATCGCAGCCGGCCGGCGAACCTGCCGCGCTGGACGTGCAGCAACTCACTGGCCAGATCGTCGCGGGCGTGCAGGCCGAACTCACCAGCCGCATCGAAACCGCCGTCGAGACGACGCTCCGCGCCGAAGTGCAGGCGACCGGCATTGGCGGCGACGCGACCGGCTACCGCAGCGAGTTCGGCGTCGGCGCCACGCTCGTCGTGTCGCTGACGCTGCTGCTCGCCCTGATCCTCAGTCACCGCCGCGAGATGTTGCGGATCAAGCAGAACGGCAAGCACGGCGCAGCGCATCCGTGCGGGAAGCTCCAGACGTGATCACGATGCGCATCAAGGACCTCTTCTTCGACCGGCACACCGTCCTGCGGGCGGTGGACAGGGCCAAGCGCGCCGTGCTGTCGAAGGCCGGGGCGTTCATCCGCACGACCGCGAAGCACAGCATCCGCAAGCGAAAGGGGCCGGCACCACCCGGCCGGCCGCCGCACTCGCACGAGGGCAGCCTGCGCCGGTTCATCTATTTCGGCTACGACCCGGCCAGCGATTCGGTCGTGGTCGGACCGGTCGGCTTCCAGCGCTCCACCGCGCCCCACGTCCTGGAGTTCGGCGGCAAGTCCGAGGTCCGCTACCGCCGCCGCGGGAAGGTCGTCAAGACGCGGGCGACCATCGCCGAGCGGCCGTACATGGGCCCGGCCCTCGAAAAGGAACGGCCCAAGCTGCCGAAGCGCTGGGCCGGCAGCGTCCGCGGAGGGTAGGCCGTGGCCAATACGAAGGGCATCCGCGCCGGGCGGGCGTTCGTCGAACTCGGCGTGGACGACAGAATCGCCAAGGGGCTCCAGAAAGCCGAGCGGCGGCTCAAGGCGTTCGGGGACGGCCTGCGCTCGCTCGGCACGCGGGTCTTCGCGGCCGGCGCCGCGGCACTGACGCCGCTGCTGGGGGCCGTGCGGGCGTTCTCCGAGTCCGGCGACACGTTGGAGAAGATGTCGCGGCGGACCGGCGTGAGCGTGGAGGCCCTCTCGGAACTCGGCTTCGCCGCCGAGCAGTCCGGGGCCGATCTCGAAACCCTCGAAACCGGCCTGCGGAAGATGCAGAAGTCGATCGCCGCCGCGGCCGCCGGCAGCGACGGGGCCGTCGAAGCGCTTGCCCGACTGCGGCTGACCGCCGCCGACCTGGCCAACCTCTCGCCCGAGGAGCAGTTCAAGCTCATCGCCGACCGGCTTTCGCAGGTTGCGGACCCCACGCTGCGGGCGGCCCTGGCGATGGAACTGTTCGGCAGGTCTGGCACCCGGCTCCTGCCGCTGCTGGAAGATGGGGCGCGGGGCATCGAGCGGTTGCAGGAAGAAGCCCGCGCGCTGGGGCTCACCCTGTCAACCGACGCGGCGAAGAAGGCCGCGGCGTTGCACGACACGCTGAACATCCTCTGGCGCGTGGTGAAGAGGCTGACCACGGAGATCGGAGCGGTGCTGGCTGACGCGGTGAGCGACCTGGCGGGTCGCATCACGCGCGTCGTCGTGACCGTCACGGCGTGGGTCAAGCAGAATCAGGCCGTCATGGTCAGCGCGGCGAAGGTCGCGGCCGGCGTCATGGCCGCGGGGGCCGCCCTCGTCGTGGCCGGGACGCTTATCTCAGGCCTCGGGGCCGCGTTCGGCTGGCTGGCGACCGCCGTCAGCGGCGTCGGCGCGGTTTTCGGCGCGCTCGCCGCCGTGCTGGGCGCGCTGGTCATGCCCATCGGCCTGGTGGTCGCCGCCGTCGCCGGTCTGGGGACGGCGATTCTGGTCTACACCGGCGCCGGCGCGGACGCCCTGGCCTGGCTCGGCGACACGTTCCACTGGCTCAAGGACGGCGTGCTCGCGGTCGTAGGCGGCATCGCCGACGCGCTGGCCGCGGGCGATATCACGCTGGCGGCGCAGATCCTCTGGCTGTCGCTCAAGCTGGCCTGGCAGCAGGGCATCGACGCCCTCAACCGAGCGTGGGCGACCGCGAAGCAGTTCTTCGTCCAGACCGCGTACGACATGTGGTACGGGGCGCTCTTCGCCGCCGAGACCGTCTGGCACGGGCTCGAAGTCGCGTGGATCGAGACGACCGCGTTCCTGTCGAAGACCTGGACCAACTTCACCAGTGACCTGCAAGCGGCCTGGGGAATCGCTCAGAACTGGCTTACCAAGCGCTTCCTCGAACTCCAGCATCTCTTCGACGACAGCTTCGACCTCGACGAGGCCAAGCGCATGGCCGACGAGGAGTTCGCCGACGTGGCCCGGAAGATCGAGGACCAGCGCACCGCGGCGCTGGCCGGCGCCGAACAGAAGCGGAAGACCCGCCGCACGAAGTCGCAGGCCGAGCACGAAGCCGCCGTCGCCGAGATCGGCCGCAAGTGGAACGAGGCCGAGAAGGAGACCAACGAGCGGGCCGCAGCCGAAGTCGCCCGCACGCAGGAAGCGCTCCGCAAGGCCCGCAGCGAACTCAACGACGCCATCGCCAAGGCCCGGCAGAAGCGCGAGGAAGCCGAAGCGGCTGCCCCGCCGCGCCGCCGGCCGACCGATCCGCTGGCCGGCCTGGAGGACCAGCTCGCCGGTTTGGGCGACTTCCTGGCCCGCAAGATCACCGTCACCGGCACGTTCAATCCGCTCGCCGCTACGGGACTCGGTGCGGGCGACGCGGTGGAACGCACGGCGCGGAACACGGAACAGATTGCACGGCACACGAAGCGCCTGGCCGACGCCGCCGCGGTCGGGCGGCTGAGCTTTGCATGAGGCTGGAGGCTGTAGACCGGAGGCTGGAGGACCAGGATGCAGGAGTGTGCCGCGAGGTCGAACCCTACAGCCTCCGGCCTACGGCCTGAGCGAGCGCAGCGAGCATGATCGAGTGCGTGGAGAAGTTCGAGAGTCGCCAGGTCACCACCGGGCAGAACCCCTCGGTCGAGCTGCGCTACGTGATCCGCGGCACGAACGACGACGTCGAGGCCCGCACCGCCCTGCTCGCCGGCAGCCCGGCGATGTACGACCCGTGGGGCGGCGGGCTCTTGTTCCTGCCGCGCGACACGGTCACAGTGCAGCCGGTCGGCGACATGCTGTGGGAGGGCATTGTCCGCTACGGGCCGGTTCCGCAGACGGAGCAGTCGGTCTTCAGCTTCGACACCGGCGGCGGCACGCAGCATATCACCCATGCCCTCGCGACCGTGGCCCGCTACGCGCCGCCCGGCAAGACCGCCCCGGACTTCAAGGGCGCGATCGGCGTCACCGCCGACAGCGTCGAAGGCGTGGATATCACCGTTCCCGTCTATCACTTCTCGGAGACGCACTATCTCGCCGACCCGCTGGTCACGCCGGTGTACAAGACGACGCTCTTCGCGCTCACGGGCAAGGTCAATAATGCTGCGTTCAAGGGCTTTGCCACCGGCGAGGTGCTGTTCCTTGGCGCGGCCGGCTCCAAGCGCGGCGGCGGCGACTGGGAGATCACCTTCCGCTTCGCGGCCAGCCCGAACGTCACGAACCTGACCATCGGCGACATCACGGGCATAAACAAGAAGGGCTGGGAATACCTGTGGGTGCGCTACTCCGACAGTGAAGACACCGTCGCCAAAGCGCTCGTGAAGAAGCCGGTCGCCGTCTACATCGAGCAGGTCTACCCATACGGTGACCTGGGGCTGCTGGGGATATAGGGCATGGCTGCAACCCTCAAGAAAGTGCATCCCGGCGACCCGCTGGTCATTCCCGCGGCGACATTCAACGCGTTCATCGACGCGGCCCACGACTTCCAGCAACGACAGCGCAGCACCGAGCAGGACCGCTACCGCGAGCTGCGCCAGACGGGCATCGTCCTGATTCGCAACGAGAGCGGCGCCGATCGCGAGCGTTTCGACGTGCTCGGCGTCGCCGGCACGATCGTGAAGCCCAGCGACAACGCCGACGCCTTCAAGGAGCGCGTCGCGCTGAAGGGCGCCACGCCGGGCCCGGAGCACGCCGGCCGCTTCGCCGTCCTCCTGGAGCCGCTGGCCGCGAACGAGGTCGGCCGCGCGTGCGTGGCCGGCGTGTGCGTGGTCAAGGTCAGGATGAACGACGAAGGGCACACGTTCGCCAAAGCCAAGAGCGGCCAGGCGACGATGCTCGACAGCGCCGCTTCCGGCACCGCCTGCCTGCTGTGGGTCCAGCCGCCGGGCGAGCGCGACGACCCGCAGGTCGCCTGGACCGTCGCCCGGCTCGGTGGTGGAGGGGGCGGCGCGACGACGGCCGCATTCGCGATGATCACGTCGAAGTCGGGGAGTGCACCGCCGTACCGCTACGCCGCGGTGCAGGCCACGATGGACGAGGACGGAGTGTGGACGCAGGTTAGCGGCGGCGCGGCGTACAACAACGTCTTCAACCTCGAAGAGCAGGGCGCCGGCGGGCAGTGGGTCAATCCGCTGCTGGTCGGCGACGTGGTCCTGATCTTCGCGGCGCCCGATCCGAGCGTGGATGCGTACGTCTGCACGCGGTCGCACTACCGGGGGACGTACTGAGGCTTGAGACCGGAGGCTTGAGGCGGAAGGCCGGAGGCAGCGAGTCAGGCAGTGGGCGCGTTCATCGTGAGACACGTCGATCTGGACGAGGGCGTCGAGCTCGCCCGGTTCGCGCTGCCGAATCTGTTGGCGTACGAGGGGATCGAGTACGTCTACCGCCAGATGTTCCCGCCGTATCAGGCGGCGATGACATTCCAGATGGGCGTCGCCGGCCCGTCGCCGAGCTACCCGACCGACCGGCCGAACACCGGCGGCGGTGCGGCTTTCGGCCCGACGCTCACGTTCGCGCAGTGCACGAACGCCCAGGCCAACGAGGGCGGCTGCTACACCAATGCGATGCGGACGTCATTCGGCTACGCCCGGCAGGCGCTGAGCTTCACGGCGTCGCTGGAGGCCGACGGCGGCGGCTTCGCCTCGCAGGAGGTCACGTTCCCGAACAACCACTCGTGGAGTCCGCAGGCGGCGGCGGACTGGGACTTCCCCTGGACGCCCGAGGAGATCGAACAGCCGCCGCCGGAGTGGACGCCCAAGGAATCGTGGGAGCCGGTCGTCGGCTATCCCTGGCAGCGGCCGCGGAAGCGGTGCGGCACGGACTGCGACCCGTACAACCCCAACGAGTGCCTGCGGCCGTACATGCACCAGTGGGACCCGTCTGGCGAGCTTGACTGGCTGTGCGATTTCCGCAAGCTCGGCGGCTTCCCGATCACGCTGGCGTTCGTCGCGGACAGCTCGCGGAACAAGCTCATCGCCGCAGCGGCGTTCCGGGCGCCCGTGCTGCTGCGCCCGGGCACGGCGCTGCACATCCGCTATCAGGCGCGCATCTTCGGCCGAGTCTCGCGCGACTTCGCGTACCGGTTCGCGCGCTACGCCTTCGGCAAGGCCGGCGCCCGCTACGACGCGCTCTACTGCCAGCCGGTGCTGGCCAGTCTGATCAAGCCGACCCGCCGCACGACGTTCGCCGACGTATCGCCGCACTTCCACGCGCACTTCGCGCAGGTCGCACTTTCGGCGTGGACGTACGTGACCGGTCCGCCGCCGCGCATGGAATCCAGCAACACGCCGCATTGGACGAACACGAGCGGCGCGGCAATCGGGCCATTCGGCTGGCTGGCCGTGTACGGCAACGTCGGCGGCTCGAACGAGCTCATGTGGCTCACGCCGATCGACCCGCCGGCGAGCGTGCCCAACGGCGACACGCTCCGCGTGCCCGGCAAGGTGCGCTTCCAGTTGGAGGGGGTCTGATGCCCTACGTGGACATCACCAGCGACCAGCACGCCACGTACGGGACGCACTCGCACGGCGAGGAGGGCTTCGCCACGTCGAGCGGGCAGTACCCGGCGCAGCTCAAGTGGTCCGACCTCCATCCGCCCGGCGTGAAGGTGCTGCCGAAGGGTTCGCCGCCGGCCGGCCCGGGCGAGATCAACTGGGAAGACACGCTGGGCGGCAAGTTCGCCCTGGCGCTGGAGAAGCTCGAAGGCCTGCTGTACGCCGTCTTCGGCTCGCGCCCGCACGCACACTGGAACGGCAACACCTGGGTCAAGCGGCAATGGTACGACCGCCAGCATCCGCGCTGCCTGTGGGGGCCGGAGATGTGGGAGCGGCGGCTGCTCATGGGGCCGCTGGGCTGCCACGAGCAGGGCCAGTGCTGGGATTATCAGCCGGGCGGGAAGGAATACGCGGCCCTCGGCGAGTCGCCGCCGTGCTGCCCGATGCCCGTGCCGAGCGTGCCGATCCGTACGCGCTCGGGCGACCCGGCCGGGCAGTTCGCCTCGGGCACGCACGATCGCACGTATTTCCCGCTCGGCAGCGTGTCCCGCGACTTTGCGAGCGCCCCGTTCGACCCCGAGGGCTCCGGCTGGTTCGGCGCCACGCAGCCCGGGCGCCAGGACGGCGTGGGCTACGTCCAGAAGACCGGGCAGGTGGTCACGTTCACCTACACGAAACCCACCGGCGTGCCGACGCCGACCAACGTGCGGCTGTACTACCAGACCAGGGCGCCGGGCGGCGCCTGGTCGAGCTGGGCGTTCGTCGCGATGAGCGGCGGGCCGACGACGTACATCGCGCGGCGCGGACCATACGCGCACGGGACGGAGATGCGCTGGTACGTGCGCTACTTCTACACAGACCCGGACCCGCAGGACCCCGACATCACGAAGTACGACCCCGGCGGCGACAGTGCGCCCGCCGACGCGGATGCCTACTATCTCCAGTGGTTCACGCACTTCAACCCGTATGCCGCCGGCCTGCCGGAGATGCTGGCCGACTACGGCGGCGTGGACATCCGGCACGGGACCGACTTCTACCAGTTCGACGGCAGCGAGACGATCCAACCCGAGCTACTGAACATGGTCCGCTGGGTGCTCTCCTGGCTGGGCGGCGATTGCTGCACCGGCGAGTACGACACCTGCGCCGAGACCGACGACCGCTGCGACGCGTTCCACCACAACCCGCGCTTCCGCGGCGGCGACGACGGCCTGTGCTGCGTGCCCATGCCGATCCGGTTCCGCTGGAGCGGGTCGAACGTCCACCCGCACTACATGACGGGCGGCAAGGGCCTCGTGGGCGGACCGACGCCCGACCCGCGCCCGCTGCACAATCACCCGAACCACCAGCCCGGCCAGGGCGAGATTTGGGGCAGCGCCGCGGCGCGGAAGACCTGGCGCGGCATCAACCTGCTCTACGCCGACGACGCGCACTTCAACAACCCGTTCTACGGCGGCGGGTACTCGTGGGGCACGGCGCCGGGCACGTTCGTCCTGATGTACGAGCCGGCGTGGGACCCCTTCGCGCAGGTCTGGGCCAAGTACCCGAGCTGGGGCCTGCGCCCGGGCGACGTGATCGAGGCCGTCCACATCCAGGAGATCATCGACGCCGTCGATTACCTGATCGACTACGGCGTCTGGACCACGATCCCGATCTGCACCCGCAAGCGGACGCCCGGCCAGTTCATGGGCAAGGACTGCGGATACCACTACGCCGCGGATTACCACGACTGCTACGGCACAGCCCACGTCGAGTACCGCAAGGGCTGCGACAAGTGCTGCGCCAACGCGGACCAGTGCTGGCCGTATGACCACGTGCTGGGCTACTGGTATCACCAGTGGGGGCCCGGCTACGACGATGAGTGGACCGAGTACCCCGACACCTGCCAGCCGTGGCCGGTGCCGACCTGGCAGGAATGCACGCAGAACTGCCAGTCGGCCAAGTGCCACATGATGAGTCGCAAGCACGGGTTCTCGCAGTACTCGCCGAGGACGCACCCTGACTGCCCCTGCGAGCGCGGCTACTGGGAGGACACAATCTGCGACGGCTACGGCGACGACATGGACGCTTCGCCGGGCTGCGGCCACCACCGCAACGAGAAGGGCTGCCGCTCGTGGGACTGGCAGACGCAGCACTGCGTCGATGATCCGCACACCGGCTACGGCTGCACCAGACGCGTCGAAGGGTACAGCTACTACGCTTGCACGCCGGACACCTGCAACCACGGCTGGGATGCGACCCACGGCGGGCAGTTCAAGAAGAACCGCCTGGACCACGTCTGGCACCCGGGCCTGTACTTCAAAGCCACCGGCCCGCCGGGCAACGAGTTCAGCGGCAACTGCCTCGGCGACATGTTCGGCTGCGGCGAAACGTACCCGCCGGGGCCGGACAGCGGGCTGTGGTTCCATGAGGTGACGGGCATCTACTGGCGCGGCCTGGTGCCGTCGTGGTACTCCGGCTGCGACGGAATGCCGGGATGCAGCCCGGACTGCTCGTTCGGCGACACGCTGGCGCTGCCGCCGGCGGTGCCGGGCTACGGTTACCACGGCGAGTACGGCCCGCTCTGCACGCAGTTCGTCGATGCGCAGAGCGGGTGCTTCTCGGCGTGGGCGGGATACGCCTGCTGCACGGGGCACATCTGCCAGTGCTCGCTGGGCGACTTCCCGGTGTGCAGGGGCGAGGCAGCCTGGGTCGCCGTCGATCTGAACCTCGACGGCAGCGGCCGGCCGTACCGCGCGTTCACCGGTCGCAACGGCAACCTGCCGCCGTATGAAGGCCGCGGCGTGCCGCGCCTGCGGAACTACGACCTGACCAAGGACCCGGCGACGTGGATGCACGATTGCCCGTGCGAGACGTGGACGGGTGCCGGGACGTGCGTGATGTGAAAGAGGCTGGAGGCTGGAGACCGGAGGCTGTAGGGCTGACATGCGGCAGAACACGTCCAGCTTCGACCCTCCGGCCTCCGGCCTATAGCCTGGAGATTCTGATGCGACGACTCGACCAGCTTGTGCCGCTCGCCGCGACCGGCGTCGCCCAGCCGGGCCACGACTACCTCGTCGGGCGCGGCGTGCCCGCGGAGCGACTGGACGAGCTCATCCCGCGGTTCGATCTGCGCTTCGATGAGCAGGAGCGGCGCGTGGTATTCCCGGTGCGCGAAGGCGGCCGGGAGCTCGGCTACACGGCCCGGGCCATCGACGCCCGGCAGCGCAAGCGCTGGCTGAGCTACCCGGTCGAAGGCGGGCACAAGACCACGATCTACGAAGCTGACCGTGTCCAGGCCGGCGGGAACACGCTGTTCGTCGTCGAGGGACCCTTCGACGCACTGATGGTCACGGCCGCGATCCAGCCGGAGAACGACTCGGTCGCGACGGCCTTCTTTGGCTCGCTGCCGACGGAGGCGCAGCTCGCGCTGGTCGTAGACGCGGTGCCGTTTTACCGCATGGTCTACATGACGCTGGACGCGAACGTCTGGGGCCGCTGCCGCCGACTGGCTCGGGAAGTCGCGAAGCTCGCCGGCGTGCCCAACGTCGGGGCGATCAACATCGGCTTCGAGAACCGCGACCCCGGCGCCACGCGCTTCGAGGAGCTTCAGCGGCTCGTGGCGTTTGCGTCGGCGTCGTGGGCGCCGGAGATTCACTGGATGTGGGAACGGAGAAGAGTCCTGAGGCTTGAGACCTGAGTCCTCAAGCCTCACGCCTGGGGATACTCATGCCGGTCGTGTCGATCAACATCGGTCCCAAGCGCGTGCATCTGACGGCCTACTGCCCGGACGACGAGCTCGGCCTGCTGGCCTGCGACTACGTGCTGGCCCGTGCCGCCGAACTCCTGAACGGCACGACGGAAACCGAGCTGCGACGCTGGCTGATCGAGCGCGACCCGGCCATCGCGTCGCTCTTTGCGAAGCTCGACGCCGGCTGGAAGCTGGCGAAGAACGGCGACCTGACCGTGGACCCGAGCAACGCGCCGGCCGAAGCGCGGATCGTGCGGCACCTGATGCGGGAACGGATGGAGCAGTGCGCGAAGTGAGGCCGTAGGCTGGAGACCGGAGGCTGGAGCCAGGCAACAGGCTCCAAACTGAGGGCTGGAGTGAGGCGGCAGGCTGAAGGCCGGAGGTGGGAGCGGTGGATTGGGACGGCAACCCTAAACGAGAGGCCGCAAGCGCAGTGACTGGAACACGAGATTGCACGCCGGACTGCCGAGGAGGCGATGGCTACAGCCTTCGGCCTCCGGCCTACAGCCTGCGAAGCATGGAGGCTGAGCGATGACGAGCATCTTCGACATCACCGATTGGGCACACGTCGCGTCCTTCTTCGTCTGGACGCTCGCGGTCTGCGCGCTCGCGACGGCGATCTTCGGATCGTTCCCGGCGGCGGAACTCCAGTACCGGCTGGCGTTGCGGGACAACCCCCGCCGCCAGCGGCTCAACCGGCTCAACTGGGAGGTCGCTAACCGCGTAAAGTGGGACGAGGATGTCGCCCGCGGCTCACAACACGCCGCCGCCGTCCCGCTCACCGAGCCCGAACTCGACGCCCGCCGCGCCGAACTCCGGCGCCTTTCGAGCACGTCGCTCCCCTGGCGGGCGCTTCAATACCTGCTGAACTGTTGGGCGTGCCAGACCTTCTGGACGGCGGTTCTGATCTACGCCGTCACCGCCGGCGTTGCCGCCCCGATAGCGTGGTTGCTCTCCGCGGCGGCCTATTCCGGGGCCGCGGTGCTGCTGGCGGCCGTCCACGGGTCGCCGGCGCCGGTCCGAGCCACCGACCCGCCCACGGGCCGCAGCGGCTGCAAGGGCTGCGGCAAGTAGACCCGTCCACGAACCTCTCGGCTTTCCCGGCAGGGGTCCGACGCCTCCGTCGCAACCGCCGGCCATAATGGCGGGGTCGGAACCGCCGATGGACCGCAGGTGTCCGCGAACGATTGACACGTTGTAGGAGCAATCGTTGAATGACGGCGTCGCCTCGGGCAGGTGTGCCCAAACGGAGGGTGCCGCCATGGCCAAGTCGCCGCCGGATACAGTGCTGACGATCACCGAGCTGTCCAAGTACTTGAAGATCTCGCGTTCGACGCTCTATAAGCTGGCCCAGGAGGATAAGTTGCCGGCGCAGAAGGTCGGCCGGCACTGGCGGTTTCACCGTGAGGCTGTTGATCGGTGGCTTCAACGCGAACCGCGGGGGTAGCACGTGCGGAACGCCGGCTCCATTCATCCAGCGATTCTTCAGCACTACCCCACACTCAACGACCAGCAGAGGGCGGTCGTGGCCCATGGCGGAGGTCCACTTCTCGTCATTGCTGGTCCCGGCTCGGGGAAGACACTGACGCTCGTCCTCCGGGCACTCAACTTGCTGCTGCGGGATATGGCTGAGCCTTCGCAGCTCGTTGTCTGCACCTTCACGGAGAAGGCCGCGTTCGAGCTTCGGGACCGGATCGTTACCGCCGCCCGCCAACTGGGCTACGCCGCTGATTTGTCAGCTCTGAACGTCGGGACGATACATGGATTGTGCAACCGCTTTCTAATTCAGCATCGGCATCACACGCCACTGGGAAGTGGCTTTGAGACGCTGGACGAACTGACACAACTCCTGTTTATCTTTGACCACTACACAGAGATAGTAGGAGACAATGCACCGACCCCGTACTTCGGGCGGTGGCAGACCCGTTGGGGCGCGATCGAGGGCCTACGGGACTACTTTAACAAGATTACCGAGGAGCTTGTTTGTTCGGCAGCACTGACTGCCTCTTCGGACCCGTTCCTGAACGCACTGGCGGACGCCTACTCGCGCTACGAACAACTTCTGCATACCAACAACCGGATCGACTTTGCTCATCAGCAGAAGCTGTTCCACGGGCTGCTCAAGAATCCGGATGTCGGCCCGCTAATCAGGGCCGGCATCAAGCACGTGCTGGTGGACGAGTACCAGGACACGAACTACGTGCAAGAGCAGATACTCCTCAGCTTAGCTGCACCCCATAACAACATTTGTGTGGTCGGAGACGAAGACCAAAGCATCTATCGGTTTCGTGGTGCGACCGTACGGAACATTCTGGAGTTCCCACAGCACTTCCTGCGGTGCCCAGTTATCAAGCTGACCCGAAACTACCGCTCCCACGAGAAAATCGTCCGGGCGTACGACAAGTGGATGGCGTCAGCGGACTGGTCCGGTCCGGCCGGACGGTCCTTTCGGCATGACAAGACGATTGAGCCAGATTCCGACTCAGAGCACCCGGACTATCCCGCCGTCTTCTGTATCTGGGGCAAAGGCGCGACCGACGAAGCACGGCGATTTGCGGATCTCGTCGCCTACCTCAAGGACAGCGGAGTCATTCAGGACTACAGTCAGGTTGCGCTGCTCCTGCACAGCGTCCGGCAGGAACACAGCGGCCCCTACCTCGCGGCACTGGAAACGAAGAACATACCCGCGTTCTGCCCGCGAGCACGGGCCTTCTTCGAAAATGATGAGGTACGGCTGATGGTCGCTTGCTACGCCGTGATCTTCGGCTACGTAGGCGACGGGCGCGGCAATCTGGCGGGCAAGTCCCTCCAGGACTTGGGGCGGTACGTGGATGCCTGCATACTCGACCTCGCGCACCGCTACGCTCCACCGCACCCGTTGGCGGGTCTGCTCCGCGAACTGACCGACCAGGTGGAAGGACTCCGCGAAGGTGAGGCCCTGGACCTGCGACCCGCCGACTACCTCTACCGGCTGCTTGCGGTGGAGCCGTTCAAGGGGATGATTCAGAACGAAAACCGTGCCCGGAATCTGGCCATCTTTTCGCAACTGCTTAACGTCTTCCAGAACTACTACCACTACACGGTGGTCACCTGGCGCAACCGCGAGCCGCTCCGGTTTCACCTGTTCAACAGCTTCCTGCGCCTCCTCTACGACGGCGGCATCAATGAATACGAAGACCCGGACCAACCGATCCCCCGCGGGTATGTTCAGGTGATGACGATCCACCAGGCCAAGGGGCTGGAGTTCCCCGTGGTGGTGGTCGGAAGTCTCGACAAACAGCTGTCGACTCCGAAGCAGGTGGATCGAGACCTCGCCCTGTATTACCACCGGCCTCCGTTCGAGCCGGAAGACCGCATCACGCTCTTCGACCGGATGCGGCTGCACTACGTCGCCTTCTCGCGGGCCGAGAAGGTGCTGGTGCTTACCAGCGACGAGCGGCCGAAGGACCACTTCGCGGCCATCTGGCAGGGTCTGCCGCAATGGCCGTACGTGCAGAGGGACCTGCTCGCCGCCCAGCGGTTCCGCCTCAAGGAGCGGCAGCCCGTAAAGAAGCGCTACAGCTTCTCCGGCGACCTGAAGGTGTACGAGACCTGCCCGCGGCAGTACCAGTTCTTCCGCCACTACGACTTCACCCCGTCCCGGTCGGCGGTGATCTTCTTCGGGTTGCTCGTCCACCAGACCATCGAGGAGCTCCACCGCCTCGTCTTGGACGGCAAGTTGCACACGCTCGACGACGCCCGCATTCGCGAGCTGTTCGAGCGTACCTTCCGCTTCCTGAGTATGTCGGACGTCCGCCCCATCGGCCCGGCCGCGAAGGAAGCCGCCTTCACGCAGGTTCTGAACTACTTCCACCAGAACCGCGATGAGATGCAGCGGGTGGTCCAGACTGAGGTGGACGTCTCCGTGGAGAAGAGCGACTACATCCTCGTGGGCAAGGTGGACCTGCTGATGGGCGGCGACGGCGGGCTGGAGCTCCTGGACTTCAAGACGTCCGAGCGCAGCACCGCCCCCGCGCTGCTGGCCACCTACGAGGACCAGCTCTGCATCTACGCCCACATCCTGGAGCAGCGCCACGGCAAGCGGCCCAGCCGGCTGCTGCTGTACTGGACTGCCGAGCCGAAGAAGGCCGACGCCCTGATGGAGTTCCCGTACCGCCCGGAGAAAGTCGCCCACGCCGCCCGGCGCTTCGACGAGGTCGTCGCCCGCATAAGGACCTGCGAGTTCCACGTTCGCCAGCCGCCGGAACGCAAGGTCTGCCGCGAGTGTGACCTGAAGCACCTCTGCGTGCAGGAGGGCATCGTCCGCGCCGGGCCCGACTTGCTCGGCCACCCGTCGGCCGCACACCCGGGGAGTCCGGCCGCATGAAGCTCAAGCACGCCATCGTCGCCGCCATGGACCGCGACACCCTCAAGGCCGCGCTGGCCGCCCTGGGCCTCGGCGGCGTGGACCGCCGCAGCACGCAGGACATGGGCCGTCGGCTCTCGCGGGCCCATCGGGCGACGCCCGCGTTCCTGCTCGGCTTTCTCGACGAGCGGCAGGTCAAGGCCGTGTGCGACCAGGCGGGCCTGCCGAGCACCGGCCGGCGGAAGGCCCTTGTCAGCCAGCTGCTGGACCGCCAGAATCCCGTCGCCGCAGCGCCGGCCAGGTCGCGGAAGCGCGACCACCGGAAACGCAGCGCGAACGCCACGCGCAGGGAGTCACCGAGGATGAGCGCAAGCGACACCCCACGACCTGAAGCCGCCGAAGCCCCCGTCCGGCTGCCCGAGCCGCCGCCGGGCATGTTCCGCATCACCCGCACCGAGCTGGTCTGGCCCGGCAAGTACGACGAGCACGGCAACCTCCGCGAGCCGCCGCGGGTCAACCTTCCCTTCCAGGTCATCGAGCGGGTCAACGAGAGCCGGGCCACGCGCGAGGCCCGTAAACGCGAGGGCGGCACCCTCTTCGACCTCTACCACGCGCAGGAAGGCGACACCTTCGAGGAAGGCTGGCGCAACAAGCTCATCTGGGGCGACAACCTGCTGGTCATGAGCTCGCTGCTGGAAAAGTTCGCCGGCAAGATCGACCTCATCTACATCGACCCGCCGTTCGCGACGGGGGCAGACTTCTCGTTCACGACGGAGATCGGCGAGTCGGGGGAGGAGGTGACCAAGGAGCAGTCGGTAATCGAGGAGAAGGCGTATCGGGATACCTGGGGATCAGGGGTAACTTCATACCTCAGCATGATCGCCGGCCGATTGCGTCTGATGGTCGATCTACTTTCAGCGAACGGCACCATTTACATTCATCTGGACTACCGGCTCGTTCACCAAGTGCACGTCCTCATGACCGAGCTCTTGGGTCTAGAGGCGTTCAAGAACGATGTGGTGTGGTCTTACGGAGGGCGCGGAGCCAAGGCGATCTCCGGGCAGTTCCCGCGCAACCACGACGTACTCCTTGTTTTCGCCAAAGGCACGCCGATCTACAATCGGTGTTATCAAGACATCGAGTATGATGTCCGTGCGTTGCCATCGCACATCAAGCTCGGTCCTCACGGTGAGGCTTTCAAAACAAGCCCTCGCGGCGAGTAACACTTCACCCGAGTGCAAAATGTTTTCAGATTTTTGCGATTTAGCCCTTGCGCCGGGAGCGCGCACGGACGTATACACTCGCCATGCGCAGCACCGCGACGCACGCCGACGCTATCGAAACGCTTATCGCCGCCCTGCAACGTGGCCAGTTCGATGAGGCCGCCGCGCGCCGACTGTACACGCTCGGCCCCGATGCCGTCACCCTCGCGCTGCTGGCCGCCGCTCGGCGCATCGCGGAGCAGGACGCACGGCTCAGGCTGCTGGAAGCACAAGCCCGGACGCCCGTCGGCGTTTCCCTCAGCACGCCGTCGGGCATGCGACCAGTCTACACCAAGTCCAACGCGGCAGCAGGTCGAACGACGACCGGCCGCCGGCGTAAACGGCCGGGCGCCCGCGACGGCCATCCCGGTCATCACCGGCCGACGCCCACGCGGATTGATGACCGCCGGACCCACCGCCTGAAGGTCTGTCCCTGCTGCGGCGGCCCGCTGCAACGCTGCAACCGCCGCCGCACGCGGATCATCGAAGACCTGCCCGAGAACCTCCAGTCGGTCGTCACCGAGCACACGATTCACCGCGACTACTGCTCGCGCTGCAAGAAGCACGTCGAGCCGGTTGTGCCCGACGCCTTGCCCAACGCCACCTTCGGCCACCGGCTGA